ACCTAATAATAATTGAATTAAGCAATTTTAATTAAATAGTCAATCAATATAAACATTGATTAATCATTCGCACCGCGAATCGCTCCGCGAACAAGCAAGCTTGTTATTATTAGTTTGTTTTTTAGAAGGGGTTAAACTCCATTATAACACACCCAAAAAGTATGTAAACCCTTTTCCTTAAAAAAGATATAAAAAAATGAAAAAAGATACAAAAACTTCAGGTCTTAAGTTAAAAAGTGGAGAGAATATCCTCTGCCGTATAATAGAAGAGAATGATTCTTATGTACTCACGGATGATACTCTTGTAATTCATTATGATACTAGTGATTCTATTCCATTAATAGTACTAATTAAGTATGGAATATTTGAAAAAGAAGCTGATTATGGGTTTACATTTGACAGAAAAGATATTATAAAGGTATATAAGGATGTGCCTAATAAGTATGCAAAATTTCATTCATCTTATATGGAGCATCTTAGAGGTGAACTTAATCAAGAAAAACAAGAAGGAACAATATTTGATGCAATACCAACCGGAACCATGCACTAGTGGCTAATTACATAGATAACAAAGAGTTTTATGCTCAATTAATAGAATATAGAAAAGGTGTCTTAGAGGCAGAAAATACAGGGGATGAGGTTCCTATCATTCCCGATGATATTAGTATGAAATTCATACAGATTGCTACAAACTTAGGTAGTAAAGGTAACTTTTCGGGTTATACATATAAAGATGAAATGATCTTGGATGCTATTGAGAATTGTATCAAAGCAGTACACAATTTTGATCCTGAGAAGAGTAAAAATCCTTTCTCTTATTTCACCCAGATTTCTTGGTATGCTTTCTTACGCCGTATTGAGGCTGAAAAGAAACAGACTTATATAAAGTATAAGTCCCTAGAAAGGGCTGTGTTGACTGATACCATCACTGAAGGATCATCTGAAATGCTTGATATGTCTAAGATAGCATTAGATTCAGATAAGATGGCACCTATTATTGAACGATTTGAAAAGAAAAAGAAGAAATGAAAATAGCCCTGATTACTGATACACACTTCGGAGCTCGAGGTGATAGTATTGTATATGCAAATTATTTTAAGAAATTTTATGATGAAATCTTTTTCCCTTATATAGATGAACATGATATATCTACAGTCATTCATTTGGGTGATATAGTAGATAGACGTAAGTATATTAATTATCTTACTGCTGATAATCTATATGAGACTTTGATCAAACCATGTAAAATTAGAGGTATTGATCTTAATGTTATCATAGGTAACCACGACACATATTACAAGAATACTAACAAATATAATGCTATGAGACAGTTATATCAGTATTGTGATTTGGTTGATTGGTATGAAGAAGCAACAGAAGTTGACTTTGGATCATGTAAGATGCTATTTGTACCATGGATTAACAGTGGTAATATTGATCATACGATGGAAATGTTGAGTAAGTCAAAAGCTCAAGTAGTAATGGGTCACCTTGAACTCAAGGGCTTCCAGATGTACAAGGGAGCTATTAATGATCATGGGTTTGATACAGACCCATTTGATAAGTTTGATATGGTAATGAGTGGGCATTTCCACCATAAGTCTAGTTCTAAGAACATTCATTATCTTGGTTCACCGTATGAGATTACATGGTCAGATTATAATGATGAACGTGGTTTCCATGTGTTTGATACAGAAACTCGTGAGTTGACATATGTTAGAAATACATTCCATATGTTCAATAAGCTATATTATGATGATAGTTTAGAGTCTCACCCTGATTTACTTAAGACTGATCTGTCACATATTAGAGATAGTAATGTAAAGGTTATCATCAAGAATAAGGATAACCCATATTTCTTTGATCTTTATTTGGACTATGTAAACTCATTTGAACCACATCATATTCAAACAGTAGAGGATAATCTTAACCTACAGTTAGAAGGTGAAGATCATATTGTAGATGAAGCAGAGGATACTTTAACTGTCCTAAATAAGTTCATTGAGTCTTTAGAGATTAAAGAGAAAAAAGAATTGAAAACATTATTTGCCGGCATCTATGAGGAAGCTCTAGATGTGGTTGGAGAGCATGGTTGATTATATTTAAGACTTTGAAGTACCAGAATTTCCTATCTTCTGGTAACATTTGGACTGAAATAGATCTTAACAGATCCCCTTCTACATTGATTATTGGGGAGAATGGTGCTGGTAAGTCTACTATGATTGATGCAATATGTTTTGCTCTATATGGTAAACCTTACCGAGACATTAACAAACCTCAGCTACTTAATAGTATCACCAACAAAGATTGCTTGGTTGAAATTCTTTTTACTATTCAGAAGAAAGAATATAGAGTAGTACGAGGTATTAAACCTAATGTCTTTGAAATTTATGAGAATAATAAGCTCATAGATCAATCATCAAGTATTAGAGAATACCAAGAAATTCTTGAAAAGAAGATTCTCAAGATTAATCTAAAGTCATTCAAACAGATTGTAGTGATTGGTTCAGCTAACTTCGTACCATTCATGCAACTTACACCCGGTGACAGACGTGTAATCATCGAAGACCTATTGGATATTGATATCTTCACCAAGATGAATAACATCTTAAAAGACAAGATCATCAAAAATAAGGGTGATATTCAAGACGTTCAGTATAAGTTGGAAGTTTGTAACGAAAAAATTGTTCTAATCAAAAAGCATATAGACGAACTCAATAACATTTCAACTGGACTTGATGACAAGAAGCGAAAAGAAATTGAAGATCTTAAATCTAGAGTATCTGAAAGTGAAGCCGAAATAGTATCATATAAGACAAAGATTGCCGAACATGATAATATTGAAAGTAAACTAACCAAGGTGAGTGGTAAGATTGACAGTATTAAGACTATTCAGGCAAATCTTAATACAAAGATTAATCTACTCAATAAGGAATTGAACTTCTTCCATGATAATGAAACATGCCCAACATGTGAGCAAGGTATTGATCATGACTTTAAGACCGATAAGATTACATCTGGTTCAGTTAAAAAAGTTGAATTATCAGAAGCTCTATCTCAATTAGAAGTGATCTTAGAAGATGAAGAAGAAACCAAGTTAGATCTTAAGTGTATTCAGGATAAGGTAAAGAACTATACATCACAAATCAGACATTGTGAACAGGATATTAGGTCTCTGCGATCTGATATTAATCGGTTAGAGAATGATAAGAACAAAGAGAAAGATCTTAGTGCTAATAAAGCTAAGGAACTTGAAGAAGTCAATAATGAGTTAAAAGAACTCAATGAGACAAAAGAAGAGTTGTTAGAGCACAAGCGTGTGTATGATATGGCTGCTGTATTGCTCAAAGATGGTGGTATTAAGACTAAGATCATCAAGCAATATATTCCCATCATCAATACTCTGATCAATAAATATCTAGCGTCACTTGAATTCTTTGTTCAGTTTGAACTTGATGAAGAATTTACAGAGACTATCAAATCTAGACATAGAGATATCTTTTCTTATGCTTCATTTTCTGAGGGTGAGAAGATGCGAATTGATACGGCACTTTTGTTTACGTGGAGAGCAGTGGCTAAACTAAGGAACTCAACCGCTACTAATCTACTCATTATGGATGAAATCTTCGATAGTTCTCTGGATAATGCTGGTACAGATGAATTTCTCAAACTTATTAGTGATCTATCCGGTGATAGTAATATCTTCGTAGTGAGTCACAAGGGTGATGTACTGTATGATAAGTTCCACTCAGTCATCAAATTTGAGAAGGTAAAGAACTTCAGTAAAATTGTACAGGAAACTAGCTTATGAACATTCATGAATTAGAGCTAAATAATGGGTTCAAACTTCCATATATAACAGATCTATATGATCTTAATGAACTCGAGTATATTGTACAAGAAATTAGATTTTTAGACTCTAAGTTAGGTGATCAATATGAAACTAATGCGGCACCAGAAACTAATTTTAAAGCCCTAAAAAAGAAGGGCAGAGGTGTGTTTCTAGATAATGTCTATGCTGATAGGTCATATAGTGATATCTTAACTATTTCTAGAAAAGTATTTCATAATGAAGATATTTGTGATAAGATAAGAGAATTGGCAGAGACTAATATCTACTGGGATTTATTCTTTAAACTAAATTATGATAGTACTCTGTTACAGAATTATGTGAATGGTGATTATTATGACTACCACACAGACGAGAGTATAATTACTGTTATTTCTACCTTTCTCTGGGATACTAATGTCAAAGGTGGGGAGCTTGTAATTGATGATTTAATTTTACCACTAGAACACAATGCAGCTGTAATTTTCCCATCTATCATTAAACATAAAGTTAATGAAGTAATTGTGAATGGCGATAAATTTACAGACCCAATTCTAAATGGTCGTTGGTCTATTGCTCATCTGGCATCAAATATATTAAGGAGAGAATAATGTATAGAATTGAAGTTAAGCTACCAGAGCAAGATGAAAATGCAACTGAATGGTTGAGTGTTATTGATATTGAAACAAATAAAAATAGAATCTTTGAAGATAAAGATAGCGCTGAAACATTTGCAAAAGCTAATATAAAGGACGGACATTGGAGACTTGTAGATGAACCTGCAGCTGATTGATAATAAAGACCCCGTCTTACATACTGAATCCAAGAAATTTGATTTTGAAAGCCCAGAAGTTGATCCATTAGAATTAGCTAATTCTATGATTGACTTTATGATTGAGCAAAATGGTATTGGGTTAGCAGCACCTCAAGTAGGTCTTCCATATAAGATGTTTGTACTGAGAGGTAGTCCTAACACGGGTATTCCTCACTATGCAGTGTTTAATCCTAACATTGTGTATTATTCAGATGAAACAGTTACACTAGAAGAAGGTTGTTTATCATATCCTAATCTGTTGATCAAGATTAAGCGCCCTCTAAATATACGTGCTAGGTTTATGACTCAGTCAGGTAAGTTTTCGACCGAGAAATTTACTGGGTTAAGTTCTCGGGTGTTTCAGCACGAGTATGATCATATTCATGGTATAAATCATATTAATAGAGCCAATCAATATCACAGACAATCTGCTTTGAAAAAAGCTAAACTTAATAAAAAGCGGGGCAATACATATTCATATAAAGTCGATGATACACCCGCCGAACTACCTAAGGAACATATAAATGAATAATTTTGAAAAAGTGATCGAATTTCATAATGCTTTTGGTCAAGATGTAGAAACAGAACCTACATGGACCGATGCCGCTGAACTTAGGTATGAATTGATTAGAGAAGAATTGAGTGAGTTACGTGAAGCAATTGATGATAGAGATATAGTGGAAGTGGCTGATGCTTTAACTGATCTTTTGTATGTAGTCTATGGTTCTGGTGTCGCATTTGGTATAGACTTGAATGAATGTTTTGATGAAGTTCACTCGAGTAATATGACTAAATTAGGTGCAGATGGCAAACCTATTCATCGTGAAGACGGTAAGGTTTTGAAAGGGCCCAATTATCGCCGACCCGATTTAAAGAAAATTTTATTTGGATAAGTATTTACTTTGGCTAAATAGTTTGGTATTATCTATTAATAGTTAAGGAGAATTTGTTATGGATGAAAAGAAAGTAAGAGATACATCATTAGATTATGATGATATGATTGGTAAAAAAGCTGAAAATACTGAACCCAACACACTACTTAAATTCTTTGATATTGATGAAGAAGAAGATTTAAGACAGGACTGGCAGGACCCATACAAACAATGGAATGCCGCTGGTATGCCACCATTCAATGAGTATGAAGCTGGTCCTTGGAAAAAGCTATATGTTCACTTCAGGAACGAAGAAGACCTAATTGAATTTGCCAAGTTGGTAGGTCAATCAATCACACCCAAAACTAAGACCATATGGTTCCCAGGTAAACCCCGTGAAGAAAATGTACTCAATCAGTGGGTAGAAGATGATGAATGATACTCGGTATCCTATTTATATTATAAGTAAAGGTAGAGCTGAGAGTAGACCCACAAGTAAAGCACTTGAAAAGATGGGTGTGCCATATTACATTGTTATTGAACCACAAGAATATGATGATTATGCCGCAGTTATTGATTCCGAGAAAATTCTGACCTTACCATTTAGTAATCACGGTAAAGGCTCTGGTCCTGCTCGTAATTGGTGTTGGGAACATTCAGAAGCTAATGGGTATGCTCGCCATTGGTTGCTGGATGATAATATTTTTGAGTTCTGGCGCTTACACCGTAATAAACGCTATAGAGTAAAGAACGGTTCTGCCATGTTTAGAGCAGCCGAAGACTTTGTAGATAGATATGAAAACATTTCTCTAGCAGGTTTCCAATACAAGTTTTTCTGTGTTGATGATTACCCATACCCACCTTATATTGAGAACACAAGAATTATGTCTTGTTTCTTAATTGATAATGCTTGCCCACATAAATGGCGTGGTAAGTATAATGAAGATGTTGATCTGTCTTTGAGGGTGTTAAAGGATGGGGGTTGTACTATTCTATTCTATGCTTTCCTATGTGGTAAGGCTAGAACTGGTACTATGACTGGTGGTAATACCGAAGAAGTTTATGGTGGTTATGAAGATAAAGCAGCGGCTAAATCTCAAATGTTGGTTGATCTTCACCCCGATGTTGCTAGGTTGGCTGATAGGTATGGTCGTATTCATCATCATGTTGATATCAGTTCATTTAGAAATAACAAGTTTATCCTGAAGAAAGGTGTGAAAATTCATAAGCAAACTAATAACTATGGTATGAAACTCAAGCGAAATCTTGGCAAAGAAGATGAACACATTGACTGGGATTTTGGTAAAGAAATTTATCCTTCAGGGAGAAAATTGTCATGAAGAAAGTGATGATCACAGGTGCGGCTGGTTTTATAGGCTATCATCTTGCTCAACAATTAACTAATAATGGTTATGATGTGATTGGAATGGATAGTTTCAATGAATATTATGGTCAAGATCTTAAGGTAGACCGTAAAAAACGTTTGAAATTAGACTATAATGTAGATATTACATGGTTTAATCTATTGAATGCAGGCTCACTTGATGCTTACATTAAAATGAACCAACCAGATGCTGTAGTACATTTGGCAGCCATGGCAGGAGTCCGACATTCTTTGGATAATCCACATGAATATATTGACAACAACATCAAGGCTACTCAAAATTTAATTGATGCTTGTGAAGCTAATGATATTAATGATGTAGTCTTTGCTTCAACTTCATGTGTTCAAGATGGTAATCCTTTACCATGGAAAGAAAGTGATCCTATATCAGGTCATCAACTCAATCCATATGGATATAGTAAACAAGTAAATGAATGTCAGTTCCGTATGTCAAAGATTGCTCGTACGTCTGGTGCTAGGTTCTTTACTGTATATGGACCATATGGGCGCCCTGACATGGCTCTATTTAAATTCTCTGATGCTATAGTAAATGGAAAAGAAGTTGATGTATATAACTATGGTAATATGCTCCGAGATTTTACATATGTAGATGATATTGTAAGTGGTCTAGAAACTCTGCTAAATACTTCTTTGAATGCACATGAAAGTTTTAATGAAATCTATAACATAGGCTATGGTGAACAGGTCTTATTGACTGATTTCATAAAGGAAATTGAAAAGAATTTTGGGAGAGAACTCAAAAAGAACTTGACAGAAAAGCACCCAGCCGATACACCTGAAACTTGGTCAGATACGACTAAATTAAGGTCTCTTGGCTGGAAACCTACCACTTCGATTGAAGAAGGGGTAGAAAAGTTTGTAACTTGGTATAAAGATTATTATAAGGTGAATTGATGAAAATTGCAATTATTGGACATGGCTTCGTTGGTAAAGCCGTTGATTATGGGTTTCAATGTGACAAGGTTATTATTGATCCCAGGTATGGTACTACATTAGAAAGTATGTATGATAGTGTTCCCCCAATATCATATGCATTTATATGTGTACCCACTCCTATGGGTGAAGGTGGTGTAGTAGATTCTAGTATTCTTGAAGAAAGTGTTGAATTTATTTTAAATAATACTATGTCAACGTGTATTATTATTAAATCTACTGTTACACCTGATGTTGTAGAGAAGTATGCTAGTAATCGTAGGGTTGTATATAATCCTGAGTTTCTAACCGAAAAGAGTGCTAATGAAGACTTTGTAAACCCATTCATGCACGTCTTTGGTGGTTGGAGTGATATTACAGAAGAAGTAGAAACTCTATATAAACATCATAGTCTATGTAAGCCTTGTCCAAGTTATCATATGAGTATGGTAGATGCCAGCTTTGTTAAATATGGTATCAATTCATTCCTTGCTACTAAGGTAGTTTGGTTTAATCAGTTCTTTGATGTGATTGAAAATAATGGTGGTAACTTCGGTAAAATTGTAAGTGCTATGACTGAAGATAATCGTGTTGGTAGATCACATACAACGGTACCCGGGTATGATGGGCGCCGTGGTGCAGCAGGCGCTTGTTTCGCCAAAGATATTCCAGCATTCATTAATTTCTCTAATAAAGAATTTTCAATTCTAAGAGAAGCCTGGAATGCTAATTGTGATTATAGAAATTCATATGAAGAATTGTTAGAGCGCGAAGAAGAACAGAATATTATATTTGAAAAATTGTAGGAGCGTTGAACAATTATGTATAAATACAATGAGCCTGAATTACTACAAGAAATTAGTAATTACATAGATAAAACTTATGAACAGCATTACTCACAAAATAAATATCAAGCAACCGAATTTATCTTGGACTCTGGGCACGGAGAAGGATTTTGTATAGGTAATGTATTAAAGTATGCTCAGAGATATGGGCATAAAGGTGATCATGAAGATTGGCGACAAGATTTGATGAAGGTGATTCATTATTCAATTATTGCTTTGCATAATCATGATCTAGAATATGGGAATGATGTTTAATGGAAATTAAAATTAAAATTGATGAACTAAAAAAAGCCAAGTTATTTGTAGCTACACCGATGTATGGTGGTCAATGTTTCGGTCAATATACAAGAGCTATTGCAGATCTTTCTTCATTGTGTACCAAGCATGAAATTCATTTAAGCTATTACTTCTTATTCAATGAATCTCTAGTCACTCGAGCACGTAACTATTGTGCCGATGAGTTTATGCGTTCTGATTGCACTCATTTGCTATTCATAGATTCTGATATTGGGTTTGATGCAAATGATATTTTTGCTATGTTGGGATTATCACTTCAGAATGATGATTATGATATTCTTTGTGCCCCATATCCAAAGAAAACAATTTCATGGGAAAAGATTAAACGAGCGGTTGATATTGGAGTAGCAGATGAAGACCCCAACCAATTAGAACGCTATGTAGGCGATTATGCATTTAATCCAGTGGGTGGTACTAATCAAATCAAAATTAGTGAACCAGCCGAAGTGGCTGAAGGTGGTACTGGTTTCATGCTCATTAAGCGAAAAGTTTTTGAGCAAATGAATGAAGAATATCCTAATCTTCTATATAAACCAGATCATGTCCGAACGGCTGCATTTGATGGTAGCAGAGAAATTATGGCTTATTTTGATGCTATTATTGATGACAAATATATGAATCTTATGCCTGATCTTAGAGCATATCTAGAACAAACCCCAACTGCAACACATGAAGATATTCTAGATTATCTATCAGAAAAAAGAGAAGGTGTACTCGGTAAGTATTCTAATAGATATCTATCAGAAGATTATATGTTCTGTTATTGGGCTAGAAAAATTGGTATGAAGCTATGGTTGTGCCCATGGATTAAGTTGAAGCATGCAGGTCACTATAACTTTGGTGGTTCATTGGCTGATCTCGCGGCAATTGGTGCTACCGCAACAGCTGATCCAAAGTTAATAAAAGGTCGTAAACCTAATCAATAAGTATTTACACTTCATATAATGTAATATATAGTTAACACTATGTTGTTTAATGTAAAAGATATTAAACATTAAGATAAAGGAATTTGAAATGAAATTTAATGAAACCGATCTCAATATTTTGCGAAATCTAACAACTATCAATCAAAGTTTGAAATTTAGTGAGGGTGATACTATTCGTAGTATTTCTAATACAAAGACTATTTTGGCTAAGGCTAAGTTGTCTTCTGATATCCCTCAAACATTTGCTATCTATGATCTAAGTAGATTTCTTGGTGTTTTATCATTGTTTGATGATCATCCCGGGTTTAAGTTTAACAGTAAATCAGTTAAGATTGAAGGTGATGGTAAGAAGGTAAGTTATACGTTTGCCGATCCGTCTATTATTATGACACCACCTGAGCAAGATATCCCTATGTCGGATGATTGCATTAGTATTACTATGAAAGACTCACAACTCAATGATTTGATTAAGGCTATGGGTATTCTTGATCTACCCCATGCTGCATTGGTGGGTGAAAATGGTAAGATCTTTTTCCGTGCTATGAATGCATCTAACTCAAGTACTGATACATATGATGTTGTACTAGGTGAAACTGATAAAGAATTCCGTTGTGTGTTTGATAAAGATAACATCAAGTTCATGTCGCTCAACTATACAATTGAACTTTCACTAGAACAACAACTTGCTCACTTTAAGTCAGACTTGATTGAATACTGGGTTCCTGCTGAATCTAATCTCTAGGAGAGACTATTGAATAATGATAACCCATTGTGGTGTGAGCGATACCGTCCACAGACTGTATCAGAAACTATTCTTCCTTCTGATCTTAAAGCAAAATTTCAAACATTCATAGATAATAATGTAATTCCCAACCTTTTGTTAACTGGTGGAGCTGGGGTAGGTAAAACTACGGTTGCTCGTGCTATGTTGGAAGAGCTAGGGTGTGATTATATTATCATCAATGGTTCTATGAATGGTAATATTGATACACTTCGTACTGAAATCAAACAATTTGCATCGTCTGTTTCCCTAACAGGTGGTCGGAAATATGTAATTCTTGATGAAGCGGATTATTTGAACCCGGCTAGTACTCAGCCTGGGCTTCGTAATTTCATGGAAGAATATTCTAAAAATTGTGGTTTCATCCTTACATGTAACTTCAAGAATAGAATTATTGAACCATTGCACTCAAGATGTTCTGTAATTGAATTCAAGATTGATAGTAAAGATAAGCCAGAAATGGCTAAACAATTCTTTTCAAGGATCAAATATATTCTTGATAAGGAAGAAGTGAAGTATGAACCTAAGGTTATTGCCGCTGTTATTACTAAACATTTTCCCGACAACCGCCGAGTACTAAATGAGCTACAGGGTTATGCTGTAGGGGGTGAAATTGATAGTGGTATCTTAGATAAGGTATCAGATGTTCGACTTAATGGTCTTTTTTCTTATATGAAAGAAAAGAACTTCACCGAGGTACGTAAATGGACCGCTAATAATATTGATATAGATACCAATGCTCTATTCAATAGCATTTATAAGAGCTCTAATGAATATATCAAACCAGGTTCTATACCTCAGCTTGTGCTTATTATTGCCGATTACCAATATAAAGCCGCTTTTGTAGCAGATCAAGAGATAAATACTGTTGCATGTCTTGTAGAAATAATGTCAGATTGTGAGTTCGCATAATGACCAATTCCCTAATTTATGATTTTGAAACCCTTAGTGCCGATGCTTCAGAAGCCGTAGCTGTATGTTTGGCTACTCTAATATTCGACCAGGATAGATTTACAACCAACCCATATGAGTATGAAGAACTCGTTGATATGTGTGATTTCATCAAGTTTGATGTACAAGAACAAGTTGAAAAGTATGGGCTTAAAATTTCAAAGGACACTTTGGCTTGGTGGAGTGAACAGGGTGATGCCGCTAAGAAATGGTTGAAACCTAATAAGATTGACGTATCCATCGATAAGTTATATGGATTTCTGGAAGATATTGGAGCTGAAAAGTGTAAATTAATCTATACTCGAGGTAATACATTTGATCCAATTGTGATGAAATCATTACTAGATAAATGTGGTAAAACTGATCCAACACCGTGGTGGGGGCTCAGAGATGTAAGATCACAATTTGAAGGTATGTCTTATGGACATAATATTTCTAATAAGTTTATGCCAGAAGGTTTAGAAAGTAAATTTGTTGCTCATGATCCTAGACATGATATTGCTATGGATGTTATGAGATTCCAAACATTAGCAGAGGTACTAGCATGACAAAAGAATGTGAAATATGCTTTTCAGATTATGAGGAAGAAAACGAAAGCACACTTATGTTAGGTGAGTCAGAATATAAAATCTGTGAAAAGTGTGCACGTCTTCTTAGTGTAATACAGGACAAACAGAATAATGAGCAGTAGCCCATTTACCTTTATCAATTCAATTAATGCAAAAGATGATCTTACAAAAACAACTGAAGGTACTAAATTAGTAGAAAAGGAATATTCTCCTTGGCTTACTAATAGAGCATTTTCTTTATATGAAGATACAATACATTATGCTAATGCTATGAACCAACACCACGGTTTAGAGTCCATTATGCAATATCAGTTTTTTATAAATATTGTTAAGAAGCGGAAACGATATTCTAAATGGTTCAAATATAAAGCCGAGGCGGAAGTTGAAGCAATAAGTGAATACTATCAATGCAGCCTTAAACGTGCCAAAGAAATTGTTTCTGTTTTGACTGATGATCAAAGAAAAGAAATAATAAAAAGAATAGAAAAAGGTGGTTGATATGGATTTGATAGATTCATTGGTTGAAGTGACACTTAAAAAAGATGATGACTTCTTAAAAGTACGAGAAACACTCACTAGAATTGGTATTGCTTCTCCTAGAAACAAACAACTATTTCAGTCTTGTCATATTCTGCATAAGCAGGGCAAGTATTATATAGTACACTTCAAAGAATTATTTGCATTAGATGGTAAGCCTTCTAACTTTTCAGATGAAGATAAGGGTAGACGGAATATCATTACTAAGTTATTGGAAGACTGGGATTTGGTGCATGTGCTTAAACCCGAGAAAATTACAGAACCAGTCATTGGTTTGAACCAGGTTAAAATCCTTCCATATAAGGAAAAGGGTGACTGGGAGCTTATCGCAAAATATAATATTGGGCGTAAGCCAACGTAAAATAACAAAATATTGTAAGTTTTCATAGGGTTAAGGGTTCTTCTCTTGACCCTATTTTTTTTAACAAAAAACGAAATTAGTTGTTTACTTTTCAAACCAGTGTGTTATTATAATAGTATAAGGTTTGAAACAAAGGAACATACCATGATTACTGAAAAAACCCGCACCGCCGTCCTGACTGATGAAAACAACAACCCCGTTCCTGTCCACGCACGTCTTTGTGAAAACTGGGACGGGGCAACCGATCTTGATCAGACCAAAAAGCGAATTATAGAGGAAACCCCCGGTCTGACTTGGGAGGGGTGGGTGTACGACATTCGCAACGAAAACCACCGCAACGATCTGCGCTGCTGCTTTCTGTCCCCTAACGTGTCGTTTGTTAGAAAGTGGATTTGTGACGGCAAAACCGTGCAGTTTCGCAAAGTAACTCCCGAAGAAGTCGCAAGCTAATTCAACAGGGCGCAAGCCCCACACCACCAACCGAAAGGAATCACAATGAGCACTCGCGCAACATACAAATTTGAAACTGAAGGTGGCAGCGTAACCTTCTACATCCACCACGACGGCTATGAAGCTGGCGCGGCCATGTATTTGAACAATATGAACAACGTGCCAGGGTATGCATCACTCGCAGCCAAGTTCATGCGAGCCAATGACGGCGCAGATTTCACTACTGGGCATGATGCTCACGGCGACACCGAATACCAGTACGACATTGACCGCAAAAGGAACGTGATTGCACGTTCATGCGCATCTTGGGAGAACAACGGCATCCCCAAAACCATCTTCTCCGGGACCGTGGACGAGTTCATCGCCAAGCACCCTCAACTGATCGAAAACGAATAAGGAACACACCATGTCAAATGAAATCGGAACTTTTTGGGATAACACTCACGAAAATTCAGGCCTGGATAAGCTTGTTTCTGAGCGCATTCCCCTTTCAGGTGAAGTGAAGAAGGATTACCGCGGTCATAAGGTTACGGAATTGGAACGGTTCCGTAAGATGTCTAATGCCTATTATGACATTTTCAATAATGGTGGTGGCAACCGAGGTCGTGCTATCAGCCGTTACTTCGGTACAAATATACTTGCTATTATCCGCAATCGTATTGACCCACCTTTTTGGTCAACCGAAAATCGCCGTGAAGCATGGAATAGGATTCATTCTATTGTTGAGCCAATCATCAATGAACAGTTGTTGAAGGCTGCAGAAGAGCAGAATATAAATGTCTGATATTAACGAAATTAGTTGTTTACTTTTCAAACCAGTGTGTTATTATAATAGTATAAGGTTTAAACAAAAGGAAACAACATGTTCCGTCTTAAAACACTGAATCGTCAAATCAAGTCACTCGATGAACGTTGTGAATTGGTAATGAGTAATGGTTATCAATACTTCTTGTTTGATGATGTTGAACAGAATGTCTATGAAATGGAATCTGTTTATGTGCCTCGTTTGAATGATTTGCCTTTGATCCAGTGGATTGAAATGGCTCATGATTTCATTGAAAATGTAAAAGAAGAGAAAGGCCTCTAAGATGTACGTGATTGAAAACCGCACAAGTGAAGCATATGTTGGTTCATGTGTCTCACCAAAAGATCCTGATTTGGTGTTTGTTAAGGATATGATCAAGAGTGCTAATACCACTCTAGACCGCCCTTATAAGTACTATGTTAAGTTGAAAGCTCAAGGGTCAACTAAAATGGCTCTTGCTGACCAAATTGATGTCTATATCTATAGGAAGAATAAATGAGAGAAGATTATCACGAATTCCCGACTACGGATATGGACCTACCTTGCAGCACATGTGATCTAATAGATGCATGTGCTCAAGAGGACAAAGAATGTAGTGCTTTTAGGAAATGGTCCCGGTTTGGTACATATCCTGAAGATACAGTTGGGAAGCATGTCCGCAAGATTAAAGTATGAAACCGATTAAGAAGCAAGTCAGGGATCAAGTCAGGTCTCAAGTCATCGGTCAAGCCTGGGATCAAGTCTCGGGTCAAGTTAGGGTTCAAGTCAGGGTTCAAGTCATGGATCAAGTTGAGGATCAAGTCTGGGATCAAGTCAGGGATCAAATAACCCGTAAAAAGTTATTTACTTTTTAGACCAGTATGTTAATATAGTACAAGGTTTGAAATAAAGGAAGATATCAATGCCCCTTAAAAAACGCCGTAAAGCTAAAGTTCCCATTACTCGTAAGAAGAAGGGTGTATCCATATACTCATTTGATAATTGGGAAAAGATGGATGGTCGAGACTTCCGAGTACTAAAGTACAAGGCTAAAGATTATTACCGTACAGAACATGACAATAAGTCTCTGTTGCCTGCTGTATGGACTTGGATGGAAAATAATGGTTATACCAAAGTAGATATTAGGGCAGCTAAAGCAGCACCTTCTGTTAGTGCGGTGCAACAAACTACATCAATCCTGTGTAGACTTATGCTTGATGGTTGCCCTGACTATAATGAAGCCGAAAATGAGTATTGGCAAGCAATGCCAGGTACTGTTGGTGAAGTTGAACCCTTGTCAGATTTCATTCATGCAAAGCTTGCTATAGCAATTGAAGCAGGTAAAGAAATTAAGTCTGAAGAAAAAAAGCCAACCCTACCTAATAAGAGTATTCAAGATAGGATCAAAGAACAGTCATCAAATATGATTATTGAATTTGATGACTGGCTTGATACTTGGTTGGATAACCCAAAGACGTTTGACTCTAAAGCAGTTGAACCTCTAGACTTATTGAATGCTCGTGGTCTCTCTGGTACTCATGCGAGGAAAATTCACAATCATTATAAAGGGCACCTTGATCAATTGAATGAGCTTATTGCCATAGGTAAGCGTAAAAACATCTCAGAAGATGAAAAACAATTGAAGGAAGCTTATGCTGGTATCCCGGGGAAACATATAAAGTCTTACCGAGATGCACTGGAAAACATCGTTAGTTCGTGTGAAATGCTGATAAATCAGGCAAAAACGAAGAGAAAACCACGTTCTAAGAAGGCTCCATCAGCAGAAAAGATGGTAGCGAAGGTAAAATACAAGGAAACTGATAAAGACTTAAAGCTTGTCTCTATTAATCCTGTAGACATCGTTGGCTCGAACGCGTTGTGGGTATATAACGTCAAGTACCGTAAGCTCGGGCTATACATCGCTAAGCAAGATGCCCAGGTTCTATCCGTAAAAGGTACAACAATTGTAGGGTTTGATGAAAAACTCAGTGTACAAAAGATGCTTAGGAAACCCGAAGAACAACTCAAAGGGTTTCTTAGTTTGTCTGTACCTAAGCGCAAGAAAGCTTTCAAGGACATTAAGTCGAAACCATCTTCTATGACTGGGCGTATAAATAAGGATACAATTATCTTGAGGGCAGGGAAATGAGAGTAGGCTTTACTTGTAGCACGTTTGATCTATGTCACTCTGGTCATGTACAGATGCTCAGGGATGCAAAGGAAAAGTGTGATTATCTTATTGTGGGGTTGCAGGTTAATCCTAACATAGATAGGGCCCATAAATCAGCCCCGGTTCAGTCGGTGGTAGAACGATACACACAACTGAAGGCTATTTCATATGTGGATGAAATTATTCCATATGAAACTGAGGAAGACCTAACTGACATTTTGAGTATGTATCATATTGATGTTCGTATTTTGGGTGAAGAATATAAAGATAAGGACTTCACTGGTTTAGATGTATGTAAACAGCGGGACATAGAATTGTTCTTTAATAAGAGAGATCACAGATTTAGCTCGAGTGAATTGAGACAAAGAGTTGCTAATAAACATGAAACCATTTAAAAAACAAATTTTGAATCAAACCTTGGCTCAAGTTATGGATCAAGTTATGGATCAAGTATGGGATCAATTCAAGAGAAAAGATGGTAGCGAAGATCAAGTCTGGGCTCAAGTCGAGGATCAAGTCTGGTGGCAAGTCTGGGATCAATTACATGAAACCATTTAAAAAACAAGTCAAGGATCAATTCAAGGATCAAGTCTGGGATCAAGTCGAGGATCAAGTCTGGTGGCAAGTCTGGTATCAAACCAGGGATCAAGTCAGTGATCAAGTCTGGGATCAAGTCAGTAATCAAGTCTGGTGGCAAGTCTGGGATCAAGTCAATGATAAAGTCTGGGATCAA